ATAGATTCATCATTCATTGCAATTAATTCTGATACAGATACATGCATTTTTTTAATATCGCATTTTTCCAATAATAAATTAATATAATCTACTTCCCAATATGCATTTTTATCATATAAAAGTGTTACTTGTTGCATAATAATAAATAAAATAATTGTTTAAGCAAGAAATAAACATTATGGTAATACTAATTTTTATAAATTATTGAATATAAAAAATAGACTAATAGAAAATCTTCTTATCAATTTCAGTTTCAACTACACCAAATTTAATCATATATTGAACTTGTAACCATTTATAGTAAGGATGTCTAATATAAAAACAAGGGCATGCATAGTTAGTACCTGTGCAATTACATATTTTACCTGTGGTTACATAATAATCTAAATTTGGCATTTGTAATGGATTACCAAAACTATCTGATAAATTTAAAGTCAAACGATTAATATTCGCCAAGTTCGACATTTTCCATATCTTATCTTGATAGTTCGTCGCTGCATAGTAATGTAGTTCACCATACGAATCTGGATATAATAAACAAAATGCTTGTCTTAATGCATTATTTGTTGAATTAATATTATTATCTGTTATTTCATTAATTGTTAATATTAAATATCTATCACTATCTAAACTTTTGGATGAAAAATAATAGAAATTTACAGTACCTCCTGTTGCTCCTGGTGTTGCTAAAATTTCATAACTACATCTGTAACCACCATTTGATGATAATGCCATCATAAATTCTATATAATATTGTGTTAAAGTACTAGATACATATGTATAAGTTATACTTGATGTACCACCACTACCTGGCACTGTATATGTTGCTGAACCCGATGTTAATGTTAATGGATTAAAATTCGTAATTTGATTATTAATTGTACCATCACTTACATTTGTTCCTGATACTAATGTTTGAGAATAATATTGTGTATATGTTGGAACACTTGGATATGTAATTGTATATACAGTTGTATTATTTTGAACAACTGAATTATTATAACCAGTTAATGTTTGATATTTAACTGTTACCGTATATGTATATGTTTTTAAATTTGTTACGTAAACTGTTTCCACATTTCCTGATGGATCAATAGAACCAGTTGTACCACTTGTTAATGGATTTGGAATTAATGCACTACTTGTTATATAACTTGATACTAAATTATTGTAAATTGTTTGGACTTGACTTGCTTCTTGTGCTGCACCTGTTGCTCCAATACCTGATGTTAATTGTGCTAAAATAGTAGCATTAGATGAAATACCTCCAGATGCGGGTGATGGTACTGGATATTGTGTTAAGAAATAACTTCTTGGTAATACTACATTTTCTATTCTCATAAATTTTACATTTTCAAATACTTGAGGTACATTTAATTTCGTAATATCTGTTGATTCTCCAAAATATGCTTGTAAAGCAAAAGGAGATGGATAAAGTGCTGTATCTCTATCACTACTATCAATAACAACTACATATTCATTTACATTTTCTGATGCTACATTTTCACTAATATTTGGCCATAAAGGTGTTTCTAATTTAAATTCTTTTCTATCTAAATATAAACCATATTCTCTTGGATTTTTAGGATATTTAATTTTATTATCATTAATAATACCTCTTCTTAATGCATAATCTGTACTTGCTAATACTTGATTTTGATTTTGATAATTTTCAGTTAAAAAGGCATGTGGATTTGTATCTCTATTTGGAAATGTAGCTGTAAGAGGAGTGGGTGTCATTCCAGCACTAACACCATCTTTTCCATTAATTTCTTGAAAACTATTTCTGGGATAATTATTTCCTGGAAATCTATTACTCATATATAATTAATAACAAATTTATTTTCTAATTATATGCATAAAATGAATGGAGGAGACGCAAATAATTGTTCTATAAATAGAGATTTTAATTCAGGCTCATGTTTTACATTAGAAGAATTGCATCAAATTGCTAAAGATTATAATGATAAATACCCTAAAGATAATATTAAACTATATCCTTCTAAATCTGAAATGTTGTCTGTTTTAAATGAAAAATTAAAACAATTTTGCCCTGACCAAACTTGTTGGGCTACCCTAAAATTTTTAAAGAATAATGAAGATTTAAAAATGGCCTTTAAAACACCTGGTCCCGGTGGACAATTTGAATGGTTAAGCACCACCGAAATTAACGATTACATGGAAAGATTAATGAAATTGTATAAAGATTTTTTATTTGTTGGTGCTGTACCAATTGATATTGAAGATTTAGATGAATTTGGTGTTCGCTCATTAAATTATGATAAATTAGTTAAAAAAATAGGTAAAACAAAAATCGGTATTATTTATAATTTAGATGAACATTACAAATCCGGCTCTCATTGGGTAGCATTTTATATTGATTTTATTAATAAAAGAATTTATTATTCTGATTCTTCTGGTAAACCACCTGAATTACGTGTACGAAGATTAGTTAAAAAAATAACTGAAAAATTCTATTTTGATGATACTGGTAAAAAAATGTCATTACCTGTTAATTCTTATATGAACGATACACCTAATGCATTAGAACAAAAATATGATATTCGTTGGAATAAATTACAACACCAGTTTGGTGGATCTGAATGCGGTGTTTATTCTATTAATTTTATTACAAGAATTTTACGTGGTGATACATTTGATGAAATTCATAAATCTCGTATCAAAGATCAAGAAATTAATGTCTGTAGAAAAACATATTTTAGCGGTTATGATAAAAAAATTAAAGGCGAAGACGTCGCACACATTTGCTAATTAAACTTCGCTTCGCTACGTCTCACTTCGTTCGTTTTTACACTAATCGTGTAAAATTCGCTAACGCTCAGTTTGCTACGCAAACATTTAAGGATTAAAAAATTATATTAATAATTTTTAATTTAAATAAAAAAATCATTATTGTTAACGAAGTTAACTGAGCGTAGCGAATTTTATGCGAGTAGCATAAAAACGAGTGTAACGAGACGAAGCGAAGCGTAGTTTACTTTAATAAAAAAAATAATTAATAATTATAATGAATACTTTTATATCTTCTAATACTAAACCCCTATTTGAGAATATTCAACCTTACGACTACTTAGAACCTATAAAATTACTAGCAGAAAATCATAAGGAAATTAAGCCCAATTATTACCGTGATATACTATCAGGACTAAATTATGATAAATTATTAAAAAAGAAAGAAATTTTACCTCAGTCTGATATCAATGATAAAATAATGTTAGAATATTCTAAATCTTTTTCTGATAATAATTTTATTATTGTATATCCTAAAGCTTTATCCAAAAAAGATAAATTAAAAGATTTATTTAAACTTTTAGATAATAATGGTAGAGTTTATTATAAAAAATATTTAACTATTGATTATTATCAAGCATATAATATTATTTATCAGTTATATGCAAATGCATCTCGAATGAAATCTAACAATCATATTGTATACAAATTAGATAGATTAGGATTTAAAATTGGTTATACGAATGATATCTTAATTATAGTTTATCAACATTTAAATATTGCAAATAAAATTAATGGTTCTACTTCTTCTTTCAAGAGCGAATTACGTAATATATTTTTATCAGAAGATATTAAAAATAATACGATTGACCCACAATTAGATATATATCCTCGTGAATATGATTACATTCATGTCAACGACACATTTAATGAAGTTATTAATTATTCTTATTTATTTCTTGATTCTAATACAATTGAATTTACTAAAAAACAATTATCATGGAGATTACTTGAATTTTCTGATGGTATTGCAAAATTTAATAATCTATTACAATTACTTTTTAAATTACCCCTTTTAGAAAGAAATAAATTTTTATTTATTAGTAGTACTGTATTATTTTCATATGGTATTCGTGCTATGAATGACATTGATGGTTTTGTGTTAGATAATACTAATATTACTCTAGAAATAAAAGATTACATTGATAAGAATGAAAAATCAATTGATATTTATTATAATAATGCATTCGATAAATCAAAAATAAATAAAGAATGGGAAGATACATTAAACGAACGTGCTAAATTACTCGGTGCATCTAATTTCAATGAACTAATTATTAATCCTAATTATCATTACTATTTTTTAGGTGTTAAATTATTAAAATTAGATTATGAAATTATTATTCGAAATTTACGTGCTAGACCTGCTCAACTTACTGATTTATTAGCAATTAGTCGTTTATTAAATATTACTATTAATACTAGTATACCAAAGTCTATTCAGTTATTTGATACTGAACAAAACACAACTGAAACTAAAATAGTAAATAAAAATGAATATATCAGTACAATGAAATATTATTTTAAAACACGTTATTTTATTGATATTACTAATGAACAAATTGAATCATGGTTTAATTCTACTGATGCAATACTATTAAATATACAACCACATGAATTTGAAATTAATACTAATAATAATATTTATAAATTAGAACTTCCTAAATCATACACAATGAAAGATTTATATTATAAAATACCTAATATCAATAATAATAAAATTGTCTATCCTGATTTAACTGAATTATCTAAAATGGGTTTTAATACCTATTCTTCTATTTTTTCTGATGATAAACCATATATATATCATGGTGAAGATTGGAAATTATCTAATTTATGTAATAAAAAACCAAGAGATATTTATGATAAAAAAAGTAATTTAAGAATTTTAACATTTAACGTTCATAATTTTATTAGTAGATGCAATCAAGGTGTTTCTCCTATTTTTAATAATAATTTTAATCTATTTCAAAAAGGTCGTAATTTTACTAAATTCTATGAACTATTTCAAAAAGTAAATGCTGATGTTATCTGTTTGCAAGAATTTGTTCCAATTCCTTCTTCTCCTCTTACTGAAGATATTATTGATTATAACGAAATCCAAAAAATTAATTTTGAATATATTAATGAACAAATGAAAAAATTAGGTTACAATTACTCTTGTATTGGTGAAACTGTTAAAAATAATTTTACTCTTAATGAACCCAGATCTTATTATATGATATGTAATGCTATTTATAGTAAATTACCTATTGAAGAAGAAAAGATATTTCACTTATTCATTAACAGAAATATTACTGCTATTAAAGTTAAGTATAATAATAAACCTGTTTGGATATTAAACACACATTTAGCATATTATTCTGATAAATCACCAGTTGATTTAACTAAAGATAATATTGTACTCCAATTTGAAGTTATTAAATATATTATTGAAAAAGAATTTGATGATAGTATTATTTTATGCGGTGATTTTAATATTAACTTATATACTCAACAAAATAATTATCGCTATAAAAATTTTGATAAGGTAAAAAATATTACTGATTTATTTAATAATTCTTCTAAAATTTCTATTCATACTAATTTCAGTCAAAATGAACAAACTGATTACATATTGTATTCTAAAAATAGTAAATTACTTCCTACTTATAATTTATTTATTAATTCTGATTTATCTGACCATAATCCAATATTAACAGACTTTTATTCTTCTTGATCTGTTTCATTTTTTTGTTGTAATTCTTCTAATTTTCTAATTTGTTCCTGAACTTTTGTACTTAATTGTATTAATTCTTTCTTCTTCTCTTCCATTGCATCATTTGAATATTTATTTGTATTTGTTTCATTCATATTCAATACTTTGTGCTTGAGATTATCTCTTTCTACTTTTAATTCATTGTATTTTTCCATTAATGTTTTTAAATAATCTTCATATTTAACAACTTTACCTTGTAACATTTGCATTTGTGCTATCATTTGTTGTTGTTGACCATTTTGTTGTTGATACTGTTGTTGCGGTGGTTGTGGTAATTGAGGTGTTGCATTTCTATATTGTCTATTTTGTTGCTGTTGTTGTTGATATTGTTGATTATATTGTTGATGAATTTTAGGTAAATCTTTGTCATTCGTATATATATTTTGATTTATCTCTGGCATATCTTGATTAAATAATTCATGAATATTTTCTACTTTCTTTTCAGGAACAGAAATACTACCTCTCATTGATTCCATCTTTTTTAATCTTGCATCTAATGATTCATTATCTTCATTTATTTTTTCTGGATCAATACCTGTTGTATAAAATGCATCATCAAATGCACTATTAATTTCTTGTTCTTCATTGAAAAAACTAAAATTGGTACTACCTCCATAATCTTGAATATCATTTTTTGGTTCATTTTCACCTGATAATCCACTACTTGAATATTGTTTTGGTGGTGCTCTGGTAGCAGTACTTTTAAAAGCTTCTAATGGTGTTTTCTTATATTGCTCATCTTGCATTCTTTTAGGATTTGTTTGTTTACCTTGTAACCATTCTGGTACTTCTGGAGGTTTATTAGAATGTGCAAATTCTCTATAATTTTCTATATATTTATTATATTTATTTTCTACAGATTCATCACCACCAGGTACTCTAGTGTTTGCACTATATTGTGCTGGCATTCTTCTATCACCTTGTATTTGTGGATTTTTATTACCAATTGGAATCTGTAATCTTTTTAATGTTACATTCATAAATTTCTCTACTGCATCTGATACATTGTGTTTTGATATTTTTGTTTTATCTAGTAAATGAAATGTTTCATCTAATGCTTTTTTTACACCTTGTTGAATTTGATTTAATTTATTAGGATTTGATACATCTATTTTATTATGATTAACAAACTCGCTTGTAATATATGATAACACCCTTGGATTTACAAATAATGGATATAATTGACTCATATTGATTTATTTTATATTATTTTTATATTATAACCTTAAATATTTTATATAAAATTATTATAATATATAAATTATGCAGAACTATAATCCTTATAATCCAGTTTATAAATTTAAATCAGACAAAGCTCATGGACAAATACCCAATGAAACTCATGTTGAAGAAAATGAAGAAGAAGATTTGAGCAAAAGTATATTACCAACTTCTTACGGATTATATGTACCTCCACCCGATTTTGAAAAAGGTGAATATGAATCTGTTACATGGTTACAATATATTTCATCTACAATAGATTCTAAAGACCGTGATTATGCTAAATATCCGAATCCTTTTAATTTTCAAACATCTAAACTACCTGAATTTTATAAAAATGTTAAAATATTTCAAATGTTTTACATCTCTTTACCACAATTTAATTTAATGCAAGTAGCTATTCCTGGTGATCCTAATTGCACTTTTATGCAAACATATCTATTAACTAATACCGTTGCACTTAATCAAAATATTATTAATGGTGCTAACACTTATACTATCTGTAATAATGTAAATGGTGAAACTGATTTTATTATTAATTTTAATATCAGTGTTGTTTACACTATTGATAGTAGTGGTAATTTCTGGAATTATGGATTTAGCTCTACTTACAAATTAAATAGTAACCCCTATTTACGATTACAAATTAATGAACTTCCTTATTCTCCTATATTAACTACCGACCAAACTACTTATTCTTTTATTGTTCGTATGTCTAGAGCTAGAAATTATATTGCTTATGCTAGTGTTCGAGCTCCAACTAAAGTATACAAAGAACATAATTTAATTAATTTACCTCAATTAACTTTTAAATTTTATGATTCAACTGGTCAACCATTAAGCATTAGTTATCTAGATAATTATGCATCTCCAATTAACGATCCCTCCAATTACGCCAGTAAATATAACTATATTAGACATCCTCTTTTCTATTGGCACCAAATTATTATGGGCGTTCGTATTGGTGTTATTCGTAATAGTTTTAAATAAACTTC